TGATCTGAAAAATCCAGCAATCAAAAAACTAATAGATGATGGATGTGATGAATTTATTGAATGTGTTACTGAGATTACCGAAGTGGAACTAGCGACCACTCTAGATGCTGATACGTTGATCAAGGAAATTAGATTTTTCAAACTTATCGTAGATAACTCAAGCTCTCTAGATAAAAGTCCCAGTACAGAAGCCTGTATCTACGGAAGCAAACGAATCATTGATGGTATTTCTGAAACACCTTTTTACACTAAATATGTTCAGTCGGTAAAAATTACCCAGCTCGGAGGCGGAATGCTTAGTATAATAGGAGGACTTCTTGCCATATCTCTTACCACATGGTCTGGAACACATCTTCATGAATCCTATGAAAATCCAGATTACTCTGTATTACCTGCAATTCCATCTCTATCAGGAGCTTTAGGTGCTATAATTCCCTCATTTTTAATATCAGGAGGCGAAAATCCTAGTGTTGATGAGTGGATTGCTGATCCGGCATTCGGAGAACCAAATGCATTTATGAAGGACGCAGCAGAAATAAAAGGTGAAATTGCTAAGTTACAACGGCTAAAGGCAGATCAGGCTATTGTAAATCAGAAAGTTCAGTCAATGTTTGCAGATGACATTGTAATAGGGCGCCTATGTCTAGGAAATACAGAATGCTCGCCACAATCGCAGCGGGCTGCTCAGGTAGTAAAGTACGCCGAAATGCTTCGATCAGTTGTTATAAAACGACAGGCTAGAATTTTAAATCTGGAATCTGAAAAATCTGCACGTCAGAAGGCTGTTCAAGAAAATGCAGAGACATCATGGAGAGTGTATGACTCTATAGCGGTTAGAGATACAGTCAATGGTAACTGGAAAATTGAATATGCACGTGGATCTGCTGCTGCAGAGATAACGGCTCTAGAATCTGTGGAGAAAGATCTCACGCATCAGAGAGAAGAGCTTCAGAGATTATTATACTTAGGGTTAAGTCAAGCTGAATTAAGTGATATCACTCCAAGTGAATTGTACACGATCATGAATGCGTCGCAGGATGGGGCTATTATCACTGAAGACGATGCTAGATTTTTAGGTGTTGAGCCCATAGGATTTACACCGTTAGGAAACATAGCCGCTCGGGCGCCAAATCCTCAACCAATGGCGACACCTCGTCCGGACGAGGTGTCCTTATCGCAGACATCGGGTCTTGTCACATTAGGAATGCGTAATGGCAGACCTACAAATATGAATACATATGCAGCGGACTTAGCAAAGGGTATTCCTTATACCACGATTGTTAATAGTGTATATGCAGATACACAATCATCCCCCACGGAACCCTCTGCGAATCGCATTATTGCGTCGATGATATTGGATCGTCTGGGACAACAACAGTTAGATCGAATTGACAGGCAAATTACAGAGAAGGAGCGACAACTACGCAGTGCCCAGATTATGGAGATTTTTGAAAATCAAGATAAATTCATGCGACTTGCAGTCCAAGAGTTTTCTGATAAAGGTGTTCCTCCTGATCAACAAGGAATTATCATAAATAATTTTCTAGATCAAGCGAGAAACCTAGGGGTAAAAATTAACCCAGAAAAGGGAGCACGACAGCTTGCACAATGCTCTCTCAATAGGGGGTTAGATGGCTGTAAAAAGATAACGTATCGTGAAGCAGCATCTAAGTTGCGAAAGCAAAACGATCTCCGACAGAAATTACGAAATGCCGGTTGGAATGGTATGGTAATTTTTACAACACTTGGTGTTTCGATTGTAATACTCACAACCATACCTAGCGGTGTCGTTGCTGTTGCGAGGGGTGCAGGTGAAATATTGTATTCTGGAGGTGGGGCTATTGTAAATATTGGCAATGCAGTGGCTGCTAGAATCGCGGGACCAAATGCTCATCTTGTTCTGACTAATGGAACGGCTAGTATTCAGCGAGCTGTTGCTCCGACTGCTCTTACAGATCAACCTCAAGGTGCCCCTCCGGCCCCTCTTGCACAACAGCCACTTGCTTTAGCCAATGCGCCTGCAGTGATGCCTGTTGCTCAAGGCGGACAACCGCCACGTTCGATCGGTCTCCAAGCACCTCCTGAACCTGTGCCGGAGAGGCGCGGCGACCGCGAGTTGCAGCCTGTCCAAAGGTTAGGAATGGGGGAGCAATCGGTTCCCCAAAGAGGCGGTTCTACTGTCCACCTGACTTCTTTACCCACACGGAGGGCGGGGCGTTCTTCTTCCTCATCGAAGAGGAGTTATACTCATCGGCGGCGAGCATTGCGGACTGGAAAGGTCGGTTATCGGCCCACAAAGACTGGTCGCAAAGTCTGAACGGCGGATGCTCTGACGCCTTATACCAAAAGACCTGATCATCAAGCTTGTTGGAGGACACGTTATTGCAAATGACCAGTCCCTCATAATTCTCTGTGCACTGGTCCATGAAATCACAAAACATCTCAAAGGTAGGAAACATACCTGCGTAATTCTCGTAAATCCTACGACGATTACCTAGAATATTCTCACGAAGAATGAAGACAAAGTCCACGTTGGTGCGGAGGTTCGGTGTGATACCTAACGGATACTGCATGGTGATAATGGTCATCATGTCCAAGTGGCGACCGTTCATGAAGACGAAACGTGTGGACTCCTCGTTGATCCACTCTTTTGCCGCATACAAACAGTCGTCCAGAATCAGAAACGCGCGCGGGTCAAACGGCTGTCCCGTAGCCTTGGACTTGAGAAACCGCTGTTTAGCAGCGAACTGACGCTTGATAAATGCCTGAACCTTCGTAGGCTCATACTTATCGTGAATCAGCTTGGACGGAACAAACGCTTGGAAATACTCGTTCACGGCTTCTGTGGGAGAGATCACCATGCCTGCGGGAAACGAGTCCTGGACGTTAAACAGAAGATCACGAGCCAAGAAGGACTTACCGGTGTCCTTCTTTCCAATGATCACGATCATGGGACTTTTACGAGAATCCATTCCACATCGTTCTTTGATCATCTCCATGTTGAACTTTTTGAGATTGAAGTTCTGCGTCATCTTGTTCTCCTCGTCGTTTATTTTTTAACTTTCCCCGCCGAGACATCTCACAATGGGAAAGGATCTGCGAACGACACCCGTATCTCTGAAGATCCACCGTATACCGAAGTTGGATGGAACGCATTGGTCAATGAAGACGATGCAACCGTTCTTTCCGTGCCTTGAAAAGCTCTTCAAGACGGAGAACCTTGCCGGACTCCACGACTATGGAGTGAAGCTTGAATTTCCGATTGAGTCCATTGTGGACGATAAGCATATCAAGGTTCGCGGACAGACCATTCCGATTCACCGCAAGACTACGATGATTCTGTCTCCCTTCAAGACGATGCGAGGAGATTATGGTGCATTTGGGGTTCCGAAGCGCACCGATGTTGCCGATGATCTTCAGGACCGCATGCAGAGCCCTCACACAGCTGCGTATGTTGGAGCGATGACATCGATTGCACTCTCTGAATCTGGATGTGAGCACTTTCCTAAGGTGTATGGTGTATACGCTGGACTTGCCGGATCACACACGATTGATATCTCGGACGATTATGAAGATCTCACCGAGAAGGGATGGTTTGCTGAAAAGATTGGAAAGACATTTGAACTCAAGCTTCGCACAGCCGGACACGATGCAGAGTTCAGCCACACACGCCGGGCCCGCATTGCGATTGAAACCGCAGAGGATCTTGCTTTGGATGGAATTGAGGACGTGGATGCAGATCACGTCAGTGCTCCGGACACAGACCGATCGGCAGAGGCGTATGATGTTGCATCCTCTGGATCCCCCGAGCTGGAAGAGGAAGAGTCAACTGAAGATGATGTATACGACATTGAGTCCTGTGCATGCTCAGACGGAACGAATGAGGAAGAGGGTCCCGAAGAAGAGGACGAGCCATTTGCGTGGGCTACATTTACAGATGTGCCTGTGATGACGACGGTCATGGAGGTCTGTGAGGGCACCTTCTACGATCTGATCAAGCTCCACCCTGAGCCGGAGAAGCATGTTGCATGGGTCTCACAGATGGTATTTGCACTTGCGTATGCCCAGCGCAACTTTGGATTCACTCACAATGATCTCCATGGTAACAACGTGATGTATGTCAAGACGAACCAGACCCATTGTATTTACAATCACGGTGGAGTGGTCTATAAGGTCCCGACGTTTGGGTTTCTGATGAAGATTATCGACTTCGATCGATCAATCCTCAGCATGCGCTTGGCTGGACTTAAGGAACCCAAACTGTTCATGAGTAGTCAGTTTCAGGAAGATGAAGAGGCTGGCGGACAGTATAACATGGAGCCGTTTTATGACAATAAGCACCCGCACATTGGCGCTTCATCGTCGTTTGATTTGGTTCGGTTTGCTACGTCGGTTTTCTGGGATATGTTCCCCAAGGGACCGAAGCATGAGTATACACATCCGCTATTTACAGTCTTTATTCAGTGGATGAAGCAGACCGATGGCACATCTGTCATGTTTCGAACGAAGATGGACAACCACGATCGTTATCATGGATTTGATCTGTATAAGGCAATTGTCAGGTATTGTGGTGATTCAGCTGTTCCGAAGAAGGAGATTGGTCGGATGGTTCAGTATCGCGCTACGCCATCGGCAGCTCAATTAGGTGACGCACTGATTATTGATACCTAGCTTATATGTTGTCAAGTGAACGGGAAGAGATAATAAGAAGGTTATCGTTAGCAATCTTAAAAGGCTCAACCTCTAGTTGCACAAGCTTGAAATTTAGGTGAGGAAACATAGTTTTCCACTCTTGTATCTGATGATGAAACTCATCAAAGAATCTTGAATCTATGTCTTCGATTACAAAAATACCGTTCGGTGCAAGGTATTTAATACTTGACTCAAAGAAGATCTTGTTTGCTTCGAATACATGATATCCGTCATCAATAATGATATCCATCATTGGAAGATCTTTGAACACATAGTTAATTTCAAAGGGCTCAAGCTGGTTACAGTAAAACGTCTGAATTCCCTCCTCTCGCGCCTGATGAACTGCTTCTTCGTAGACATCGGCACCATAGATTGTTGCATTTGGAAAAAACTCCTTCCAGCCCCGTAAAGAGCTACCGGGGTAGTAGTTTGGAATATGTCCCATATTGCACGTAAAATCAAAGTTTGTGTGTCCAATTCCCATTTCAAAGACATGTGAAGGATTCATATCTTTGAAAAGCTTGTAATATACTTGCGTATAGTTATGAGGTGTGCACTTATCTGTATTATGCCGATCCATGATCTCACACAATGGTGTTTTCATTTTACTATTTAATAAGATACTCAGTAAGCCAATTAAAACTCAGGCTTACCTACGAACATATCTTGAGCAGCAGCGGTTACCGTCTCGGCAACGTCAGAAACTGCCTCGGTTCCAAGCGAATACAGGACACCTGTCGTAACAACTCCAGACCCTGCAACAATCTTACCTAAATCCATGTAATCAACGCCCTGGGCCTTCGCACGACGGTCGAGAACGTAGAGCAATGCAGCAACAATCATCACGGCGCCGACAATCATACCGAGCGTTTGGTAGTCTGTCATTTGCATTTTCAATGTGGATTCGTTTGGGAAGGTTGGACGCACCTTAGAGGTTCAGCTCCATGACTCCAGTGGGCTTGCCAGCCGGCTCCTCATCCTCATCGTCCGATAAGTCAAGCTTGATATCCTCGCCCATCTTAAGGCGAGGGCGCTCCTCCTCTTCTGTATCCGTCTCAAACTCAACCGTCTCCGATTCTCCGAATGACAGTGCCGGCTTGGAAACAGGTGCCTCTTCGGCGGGCGGGGGCATAGGTGTATCGGGGCGCTTCTCCAAAGCAGAACTACTCTTGGCCTGGAAATATGCCTTGCTAATATCCTTCCAAGGGATGAAGCTATCAATAACCTCATCCAGGGCACCACTCAACATTGCCTCAATGTCACGACGGTTGCGCGACTGCTGTTCGGATGATACATCAATCGTCTTGAACATGTAGGCATTAGACCAGCACTTCCGGGCGGCGGACTTATAGAGCGTGAAGATGAACTTGGAAAGCGAAGGGCGATCAAACTCAATGTTCACATGGGCTTCGTCAGACTGCTGGAGGCTGGCAAACGCACGAATGTAACTGACAAATACACCGAGAAGCAGATCGTCCATATACTCGCACTTGGACACCGTCTCAATGCGCTTGACCTCTGTCTCCAGGACCTCATCGGACCACTGGGGGACGCGCGTCAGGAGATTCTGAAATGTCTTGAGGGTCTCACCGGGTTGCTTGTTGCGCACACAGGCAGTCTTGGCGTTATCATAGATACTCCAGAGACCGTCGGCAACGTGAGGGATTAGGACGCGACTCAGATTCTCACGGAGTGACTGCTTGACAAAATCCGTGCTCATTTACTTAGACAGAATGATTAGAGGAAGGACAATACGGACGCACTATGACAAAGTTTATTCTTATCCTCATGGTCCGCAATGAGGAGCGGATTCTCAAGCGATGTATGGAGTCTGTTATAGGGTTTGTAGAAGCATACTGTATCTGTGACACTGGGTCAACCGACAAGACGTGTGAGATCGCCACTGAGTTTCTCAAGACTCATGACGGCTGTCTAACGCAGGTCCCTTGGCAGAATTTTGGGTATAATCGCACAGCGAGCTTTGCCAATGCACAAGCGTATCTGAAAAAGACTGGATGGGATCTCAAGGATACCTATGGACTCCTGTTAGATGCCGATATGATGTTTGCTCCGGGATCACTAAAGACATATCCACTTGAACATGTTGGATATACGATCGTGCAGTGTGCTGGATCCATGGAATATCCTAATACCCGTCTCGTTCGTATGGATCATCCATGGGAGTGTAGGGGTGTGACACATGAATACTGGGATGCACATTGTGAGCATATACCAAAGGCGATCTGCCAGATCAACGACTTTAATGATGGTGGATGCAAGTCGGATAAGTTTCAGCGAGATGCTCTCCTCCTCGAAAAGGGAGTGATTGATGAACCCGATAATGTTCGGTATATGTTCTACCTTGCACAGACCTATCACAGCACTGGTCGATGGAAGGATTCAATTAGGATGTATAAGCGACGGATTAACGCAGGTGGGTGGTTTGAAGAGATTTGGTATTCCCACTACATGATTGCCAAGTGCCATCGGGAACTTGGAAATATTCCAAAGTTTGAAGAGTGGATGCTCAGAGCACATGCATATCGCAAAGAGCGGGCCGAGTCTCTGTATGAGCTTGCCAGATATTTCCGCGAGACTGGTCAGCAATACAAGGCTTATCAATACGTCATTATGGGTCAGAAAATTCCAATGTCAACAGACAGCTTGTTCATTGAAACGGATGTCTACCGGGGTCTTTTTGACTATGAACAGTCGATTCTTGATTATTATGTAAAACCAGATCGGTATGAGGGCCTTCGATCTTCAGTGCACTATATGCTGAAGCTCGGTCTCCACCACCCATCCATTCTCTATAACCTTCAATATTATACGAAGCCACTTGTGTCTGAACGGAAACGGCTCACATTTCCACCTGTATTTGGACCATCCTTTTCGCCATCGGCTCTTTCGGTGCTTGAGTATCCATTTGTCAATGTGAGATACGTTAACTACAAAGTTGTGAATGGAAACTTTATAACGCCCGAAGGTCTTTCACTATGTGAGAATGCGTGTTTCAATATCGAAACTGGACAACTTATTGCAAAGATGGATGAATCAACAGTAGGCCTCCCTGTTCTCGATCATACCATTAGGGGTCTTGAGGATGTTCGTGGATACTCAGATAAGAATGGAACGCCGTGCTTCACTGCTACAGTTCACAACTATGACAAGAATATTCGTATTCTTCAAGGCAGATACATAACCGGTGAGTATAAGGACTGCAAGGTCATTCCGTCACCTCACGGACGACACTGCGAGAAGAACTGGCTACCCATTAACGGAACAGACACGTTCATCTACGATTGGCACCCGCTTACCCTCGTGGATTCATCTGGAACCATCGTGAAGGAGATTCGGACACCTCCAATGTTTGCAAACTTCCGTGGATCAGCCCCTCCAATCAGGATGGATGGTAAATGGTGGGCTCTTGTCCACATGGTAGACTATGGACCTCCTCGCAAATATTATCACTGTATCGTTGAACTGAACGACGACTTTATACCGACTCGTGTTTCAATGCCGTTTACCTTTGTATCCCCTGCAATTGAATACTGTTTGTCCTTTAGGCGAGTTGACGAGACCCTGCACTTCTTTGCAGGAATCAATGAAACAGCATTGTCTCGATTTATTGTTCGGTTGACCGAGTTTACATGGAATATCCTGTAGACAGCAATGAGTGTTGCCATACTGGTTCCCGTCTGTAGCCGTGCGCACGAGTGGACCACGCTTGATGAGTGCTTTTTGATGACCCGATTATTGCCTAGTTTTGAAGCTACAAAGGATCCGAATCAGACCTATCAACTGTATATTGGCGTGGATGATGACGACGAGTTCTTCCTTCGTCACCGGTCCGAACTTGAAACAGTTGGAAAGGTTGTGGTAGTTTCGGGTTGCCAGCACGCACCTGCGTGGGTCTGGAACCGATTGGCAAGTGTGGCCTACGAGGATGGACATGAATACATGTTTCAGATTGGCGATGATATTGTGATTGAAACACCCGGATGGACTTCCAAGTTTATTGAGAAACTGAAGTTCCACAAGAACCGCGGAGTCGTAGGTCCTAAGAATCCGGTTAACTTTGCACTACGAGTCGGCGGAACTCAGGTCATTGAAAACGCATTTGTTCATCGGAGCCACTATGGGTTATTCAATACGTTCTTCCATCCAAGCATTCGGAACTGGCATTGCGATGAGTGGCTAACACAGATCTACACCGGAATCTGTTCGTATACATTCGAGGACGTGGTAGTGTATAACGGTTGCATCGATAAGCGATACAAGATTGAATCTCGTAATATCAAGGATCATATTGAAGAGGGTCGCCTCACACTTCGTCAGGATCTTCGTGGCTGTTTTTCATTCTGTCTCTATGGACCCTATACGGATAAGTACTATCAGGGATTAGTCGAAAACGTTCATCTTATTCGTCTTCATTACCCGAAGTGCGTGATCCAAGTCTACGCATCACCTGAAGCGTCAAAGTTTGCAGATACACTAGGAATCCTAGTCACTACAACATTCGAATCTGGATCGCGAAATATGATCCATCGGTTCCTTCCTGCACTAAGCGATGACTATGAGTTTGTCTGCGTGCGTGATGCGGATAGCCGTATTCATGCGCGAGATCGTTGGTGTATTGATGCCTTTTTAGATAGTCCGTATACTGCTCATACAATTCGTGACCATTGCTGGCATGAGCAACATTTAATGGGTGGTCTATGGGGATGTAAGGGCAAGATTCCTCTACCCGAGAAGGTGTTCAAACAGTATATTACTTGGTGCCGAGAGGAGTATCGTGTTGATAATGAATTTTTGGCAACTCATATCTATCCATTG